ATACGTTCTTGCTCATCCATCTCATCATTGATACGCTTTAATGCAGCAATAGATGAGAAAATCTTTTCTGGTTTCTCTTTAACCCCTTGGGCAGAGAGAAGTAGATAAGTACGATAATCTTCACTATAACCAATTGGTCTTGCACTGAAGTACTCTACCCAGCCTAGTAGTTCAGTATACTCCATCTCTAATACAAATGATAACGGTATATGGAGCCTATATGCAATTTCATATAGCTCCATTTCATCATTTGTTAATTTCCTTTGGCTGGTTTCTCCACGTTTCCCAAACCAGAGAATTTAAGAATTTCTGCTGATAAATTAGAAAGTTCTTCTACAGGGAATTCATTGAACTCTTCGTCTGAGAGTTGATCTCCGTCTTCGGTAGATTGTCTAATTACAGTCTTTAGGATCTCCATTGAGTTATCCTCGCTATTTTCAGTTTCTTTAAACTTTGATTGTAACTCCATTACTTGAGCTACTGATAGCTTTTTAATTACAATTTCTTCACCAAGAAACTTGGTCTTTTTGGTCATTGATTTACCAACTAATTTTTTCATGCTCATAATTTATTCCTTACTTTTACTTACTATCACTAAACAGATGTTTGTTATTTTCTTGGAAGTCATCTAGTACTTTACGTACCGTATGCAACACAGATAATGTTTCCATAATCTCTTTACCTACTTCACTGTTCTTATCGAAATCTTGAAATCTTTCAAATGATTTACGAATACTAATATCAACACTACGTCTCATATGACGGAATGTAGTCTTCATAACAAAAGACTTGCTGAATGGTGGTTTATCTTCTTTATTATCAACCATAATTATCCTTAAACACTATATAATACTACCTAGGGGAGGCCTCAGATCTCTCTTTAGCGTCCCCTGGTAAAAAGGGGAAATTAATCCCCTAATCCATTAGGATGCGTTTACAGTTGCTGGACCGTAGAACTGGCTTTGTACAGACAAAGTCAAAGTTGCTTGGTTAGCGTCTGTCAACTGGGGGCTTACTAGCAAAGCTTCCAACTTACCAACGAAGTAGAAGTTAGAGTTAGCAGAAGCACCTAGACCCAATGCGTTAGTCTCAAGACTAGCTGGCTTAGAGTTCAAGAGGGAGAACTGGAAAGCGTATTGCTTACCATCACCAACTTTAGCACCTAGACCGCCTACAGTTGTAGGATCCCACTCGGAAGGCACGTAGTTAATCGTGAGTTCGAGGTTAGGAGCGTCAGCTTGACCTTGAATTTGTTGTGATGTTGATGAACCATAAACAGGAACGTTAACAATGTTAGCAGGAGTACCAATTTGTGGGAACTCACGTACGTTCTTAATTTCTTTGAATGCTGTGTCATCAGCGAATAATGCTACTAATTCTGATAGCGTATCAGCAGAAGTAATATTTGTGATAGCGGTAGTATTAACTGCGAGAGCAGAAAAGATACCAGCGCCAATTGAGGTAATGTGTGCCATGTTATTTAATCTCCATAAGCTTTAAAATTTATTGAATAATCACCACGATAAAGAGATTTATCTGCGGGATCAAGGCCAAGCTTTACTAAAGTGCTTGTGCCAAATTGGGTTCCATTTGCCAAAGTCTTTCCTTGGAAAAATGAATCTATTGAATCAGCAATATTGAATAGTTCAGTATCACCATTTCCTGCTTTAACAAAAATCGAAAGAATTAGCAGTCCAGAGAATTTCTTCTTAAGACCATGAGCATCAACTGTTGAACTACCAGGCAATATAGATACTCTAATAAATGAGGTAGAGCTGTTAATATCTCCACTGTAATTATCAGGGTATGTCTTATATGTAGTGGCAACCCAAGGCGCTGAAGCAAATACTCCATAAATGTCGTTTCTTAGTTTATTATACATGTTAAACTCCCGCTAAAGAGAGTACAACAATAAACTCATCTTTCGAAATAATATTACAACCGTATTGAACGGAATCAATTGTTACCCGAGAGTAACGACTGAAGTTAATTGTTTTATCATTTTTAATTGTAAGCGAGGTTGTTGTTACAGGTATGCCAGCCTCAAAAGTTTTAGATGTACTTAAAAAACCAAAGGTTGTGTAAGTCTCATCTGTTTTAACAATTGAGCCGGAACTAAAGCTAAATCCACTAACGATTTTATTGTCAAAAGTAACAGATACAGATAGATCTTTTAATTTTTCAAAGGCAGTATCTACGGATCCTTGTACTTTTGATTTGAGGGACATTTAGTTTGCCCTCCACCATTGAGTAGAACCTTGATTTACTAAAAGTGGTTTCAAGTACTTTTTAACAAGACTAGGAACTGTTGGAGTTCTAGTTGTGTCATTATTACTATCTTTCAATGTAATCGTACCAATAGAAATTTCTTCAAAGTTTTGAGATTTATTATCTAACAAATTTTCATTAGACAATAAATGATGAGCCATTTCTAAAACAGCTTGTTTCATTCTTTTTGGAATTTCAGATTCACCATAAGTAATACTTTGCCCTAATCTAGGATCAAAAGTTGAGGCCCCTTTACGAGGCCACGCAAGACTCTGTGTGGAACTGACAGCAACACCAATAAATTGATTTTCATCAAGTAAAAGAGTTGCAGTCACTAATGCGGACTCTTGGTCATCATCCTGAGCATTTATCCATGCACCCGCATCAATACGGGTATCAAAGTATGCTTCAGCTTCGACCATAGTTACATATGTGTTTGTACCTAGGACTAGTGCCATCAGTTCCTCCTAATGGATTAAGCGTGGAGAATAGGCAAGATACCTAAGTTCAATGCGCTCATCTTACGTGCCCATGAACCAGCAGTGGCATAACCAGCGTTGCTAGCGAAGGCATTAGTAGCGCCAGCCCAGTCGTAACCCATTGGGTGTACAACGAAGCCATAGCGATACCAGATAGCGGTAGAACCACCACCAGTGTAAGAAGCAGCTGAACGATCAACTTCAACAGGTGTAGGAACAGCAATGTTTGTAAAGCTGATAGCACCTGGCTTGCAGATGAATGTGGTCTTTACAGAACGGTCATTCACGTTAGCAGAGGCAGACAAGTCACCTTGAGCAACACGGCTCAAGATCAAACGGAATTTACCACCGAACACGGTTTGGAATGTCAAGTTACCATCGGTAACAGTTGTGACATCAACCAAGTTAGCAGCACGCAACTCAGCCAACACTTCAGGTGAAGTGATCATGTACATGAAGTCTGGCTCATAATCCTTAAAGCCCATACCTAGAGCTTGGAATAAACGCTGACCACGAGCAGCACCAATAGCTGTAGCGTCAAACAACTTACGCTGATCAGATGCAGAAGTAGCAGCAGCACCAAAGGTACCGGCAGCGTTAATATCTACGAAGCTACCAACACCAGCGCCATCAGCGTCTGTGTCATAACCAACGATACCAGCACCACGAGAAACTTCGTATGCAGCTACACCTTTAAGTGTGGCGATAACAGCATCAGACTCGTCTTGGCTACGAACTTCAGAGAAGTCACGAGCAATCTTAGAAAGACCGTCTTGTTGTGAAACAACTTGTTGTAAATTGACTTGTTCAGAACCAAAGGTACGAACTGTCTTAATGTAGTCAGCAATTTCGGTAGACACATCAGTGTAAGTACCTGCATTGGCGACAGAGAGGCTAGCAACGTTAATGTTAGCTGCTAGGGGCTTGTACCAGCGCATTTGACCAATAAAGCTCTCGCCTGTTGGGTCAATACGGGCATCAGTACCAACGATGCCAGTGCTGTTAAGCTTCTTGGCATTTGTGTACATTTCGTCAGCGTATGCAGAAATAGCAATAGCTACGTTTTGGAACATTGTATGATTAATCATTTAAAAAATCTCCTGTGATTTTAAAAGGTGAAGCTACCAAGCTTTCCACCTGCGGCAAGTGCTAACACTTCCTCGGTGGTCATTTCAGTAATCTTCTTGTTGGGATCGAGTTTGGGAGTACCGTTCATATTGTTACTACCACCCCCTGAATTAGATTTAGGTTTAAATAGGAAGGAATTATCTTCATTCTTCACATATTGTCCTACAAAATCTTTGATTGATACACCTGATTTATGAATCCATGCACCAGTCTCTGGATCTTGGATGAGTTGATCGATAATATCACGATAAGCCATTTGGCTAGATCGGTCATTACGGAAATCAAGGTTAGTTAATGCATTGCGAACTGCACCATCTCTAGTGAGTTCAGTTACTTTGCTTTCGGCCAACGCAAGCTTCTCAGTGAGTTCTGCGAGCTTCATCTCAGCAACTTCTTTATGCTTACCTTCGTCCTCCAAAGCTTTCATCTTACGTTGTTTAGCTTCATCTTCTAAACGAACACGCTCTTTAACAGCATTGTCACGTTCTTGATATGCTTTATCTAAACTAACTTTAATTTTAGAAAGACGTTCTTCAACCAAACGGTTAATCATGTCTTCCGTATCTTTGTTATTAGTACCGCCTCCACCAGTATCAACCTGATCGGCTTGAAACTCTGGGTTAGGTGTGGTACCATCATCGAGGAACTCTTTGTTTCCGAACTTATCTACTTTCATCTTTGTTTTCCTTTGGCACAGCCATTTAATTTTAATTTTTTAGGGTTTAGTTACAAACATAAACTCTTACGGTCCAATACCATACCAATCCTTACCTTTAGGTATCGGAGCTAGTATATCTTTTCTCGTAATTTTATTTGGAGGATCTATTAAGCCGTCCTGTATTGCCTTTTGCCTAAGCTCACGATATGTCTTGTCAGACAGACCTTCTCTTTTAAGTGCTTTAAGCGTTTCTTCAATTGTGTTTCCATCAAGGGCATCAGCATAGATTTCTCTAAGTGCTCCCTTGGATTTTGCTGCTAATCCGATATTAGTAAAGAAAGCATCATGAATAGTTGCTGTCTCAACATTGTTCTTACGACCCCACAAATGAAACTGTCTAACAATAGAGGCATCATTCATATGGTTGCCATTAACACCCATACCAATACCTGCTCTCATTAGACTTGCCTTACCTAACAGTGTAGCGTCTTCCGCTTTATCTTCGTAAATATTCCTAACCATTCTATTAGCCTCTTTGTCATAGAACTCAATGCTAGTTTGAACTTTAGGTCTATACCTCTGGTATAAAGTCTTACCATCGAATGTTACCCAAGGTATGTCAACCTTCTGAGTTTCATCTACGTAAGCCTTTGCAGCTTCTTTCCAGAATTGTACGAATTTTTGAGTGACTGGCGCTCTCTCTGCTAGTTTCCTAGACATGATTTCTGATACCGCTTTGAAGTCCTGGGGGCCAACTAGACCGCCACGAGCATTCATAAGCTTATCAACAAACGCCTCTACATCTGGGTGAGAGTCACGAGCATGTTGTAAGAGTTCATTCCCCACAGGAGATTCACCTTCAACAACTTCGTTAAGCTCACGCTTAAGTTGTTTCAATCCAAACACAGTATTATCTGCACCGAGATATTCTGCATCTTTAATTGATTTATCTATAATATTGGTTACTCCACGAAGTTCTTCACGGGTAACTACTGTATAACCTTTTTCCTCTAACACAGAAGCAAACTTGGCTTCAATATTGGCTGCTTGTGTTGCTTTGCCAGCACCATAAAAGCTAACCATGTTTTGTGCTTTAGCTGCTTTCTGTAGGTCTGTCCATTGAATATTAGCATCTCTTAATGCTGTTATTTTTTGGAATTCAGGATCAGAAATAGTATCCATTGCTACTAAGTCGTACAACCTATTCTTTTGATCGGTAGGTAATACGTTTGAGTTAATAGCAATACTTCTATCTTTTGTACTTAAGCCAATGATTTGTGCTCCAGAGGAAGAAGCATCGTTTTCAATCATTAGTTTTGTTTTATAACTAGTTAGTTTATTTACATTTGTAAAATCGCCATTCACATGTTTATGAATTCTAGCATATTCAATTGCTAGCCTAGATATCTTTGCAATTTCCTCTGCATCCATTGAACGAATAAGAGGATGCTCTAAATACTCTCGTATTCTACGATCACGTTGAGTTGTTTCCATCATAAGCCTACCAAGACTTAGAATATCTTTTTCGTTTCTTAAAAAGATTTCCATTCTACCTGCTTGAGTTAATGCCTCAGTAGCTGGACCAATCATAGCACCAGTCTGAATCATAAGTTCTTGAAAGGCTTCTACACTTAAGTTTTCAGCCTTAGAGGTATTAATAAATGGACGTACAACTTCACCGCCTGTAGGTGTTAAATACCCTTGATAATACACACGACCCCGGCCATCAATATTAGCAATAACGCTAAATGGTTTTCCATTATCTCGATGGTACTTAACAGTCTGCATAAAGCTATAACCTTGATCTCCACGAGTAAGAATAAGTTTTCTAAAATCATTTAAGTCATCATACTTTTTTACATTCCCACGGGGATCTCTAAAGCGTACAACATCATCCATGAAAGCAGAAAACTCGTTATCTACTTCGTATTTAACTGACATAGTATGATTAAGCATATCGGCAAAATCACGGTCAATTAACAGCTTATCGTAGTTGGCATTAGCTCTACGTGTAATAATAGGAATACCTGTATTATTGCCACGAGCATCAAAATAATTCTTTTGACCTGGCCTTACATACAGCCTATCTCTATCTTCAACAATACCTATACGTTGGCTAATAAGATTAGAACGATTGGCTCTTTGAAGATTTAACATATTGTTATCTAAGATCTGCACCTCACGACTAATAGTATCTTTCCAAGGTCCACTAGCCCTACCCGTCTCAAGGTCTACTACTGAACGCCTAGTCTTGCCTCGTTTTACCACACGTATGTAGCCTTTATCTCTCAAGGCAGTAAGTATTTGAGAACCATCAGCATGATAGTCTTTTAGTGTTGGCTTAAAGAAAGGAAATTCATGCTTCTCAGTAAGCTTGTATTCTTGCCTAAGCATTCTTCCAATATTAATTGCAAGCGAATCATAATCAGTAGACTTACCATCTGCAACAAGTCCGATTGCTTTGGTAATTACGCTAATAGCTTCTTTACCGCCAACCTTTTCTTCAATTAATTCATCAATATAGTTCTTCTTATTTCTTTGAAATAGAAATTCTAAGTCTACAATTTTCCTGTATTCTTCACGAGTGCCTCTAAGAAACTTTTGAATCATACTTTCAGTAGGCTCTACTTTATTCCGATCTAGCCATAAAGCACCACCAGGAATATCTTCTCTAATAATCTTTTCAATTCGTTTCTTAAATGAAACTCTATCACGACCTATTGGACCCTTAAACCATGTGTATAAAGGTGTTCTACCAGTATAAAGTAATCCACGGGCAATACTACGACCATATCTAGTTTCCCAAGATCGAATATATCTATCGTTATCTAATGCACTATCTTGAACGTCTTTAAAAGAGTAATACTTTCCAAAGATCTGAACTTTAGCTGGCTCACCCGCAACACCATAACTATCAAACTGCATTGATCGTGCTCTTGATCTACGGTCTAAAATACGACTAGTATTAACAACAGAGTACTGCATTTCTCCACGAACAACGTTCATGAAGTTAACCCATGGTTGCTTGTCGTTATTATATCGTTCAAAGACAACACGTAAGTTTTCAGCAATAGCAGTTTGTTGGTTTATACTTACAGACTCTTCCATAGATGCTACAAAGTTTTGTATCCACTCTTTTTGATCTTGGTTTAATGATTTAGAGTTCTTAATAAAGTCAAGTCGTTCTTGTAAAACATTAAAGTCAGGGTCATAAAGTAATGTAGAACTTTGTTCTCCAGTAAAGGGATCAAAGCTTGTGTTTCTTTCATCAAACTCGTTATTAGCTCGAATTCGAACAGATCGTTTACCCTGAAGTGTTGTACCTCTAAAGTCTGTTAAGCTTAAACTTTGTGCTGCATTTTCAGCGTCTGCAATATACATTACCTTTAGCTTATTAGTAAGCTCTGGGCTTCTAGTTAGATCATATGGTCTAGAGGCCTGAACAAATAGTAACTCAGCCTCCTTAGCATCAACAATAGCTTGCCTTGTTGGATAAAGGAATGTCCTTGCATTATCTAATCTTCTTAGTGCTGCAATACTTAATTGTTGACCCTTAGATGTAGTGAATGACTTAACATCCAAAATACCCTTTTGTAATAGCCCAGCCTTTTCTTCAGAACCCAAATGGCTAACTTGAACCTGCATGGGTTGTCTTTTTAACCAAGTACTGTAAGTCTCTACAGGAGGTAAACTACCATCTAATAACTTATCTGGTGTTTCTTTTAATTTATTTGGTTTTAGTCTAGTATCTTTATTATCTAAACCTGCTAGCAGTTGTGTTTTATTCTTCAGAATAGGAATCATAGAACTACGGCAATTCCAATGTAATGGAGGCCTAAATCGCATATCATTTAATTTGTATACCTCACCATCATGGTGTGCACAAATAGGAGATGTACGATTATCTAACACAGCAGTAAATCGATAGCCAACTAGTAGCTCTTCATTACGACTCATAACTAGACTCATTGCTGTTGATTGCGTATTTGTAATAGCAGTACGTACCAAAGCCTTTGCTTGTACTTCAGTAACAGATGTGGTTCTGATTACATCATCGATAATTGCCTTTGGTGACTTACCATCAGCTAGTCCAGACTTAATCTTACCATCAATTCTAGCTAGTTCAATTGTACCTATGCTATCGAAGTGATCCTTCAAGCTTTTAGAGGCAGTTATATTAGGTCCAATTAATTTAGGAATAGCGTCACTTCCTTTAGGTTTCTGAACCTTAAAGAAGCTTCCAGCAGATCTTTCTAAATTGTTAGCGTGAAAGCTTGTAGATGCATCTGCATAGTCAGCAACAGAGTTACTAACAATCATATGAAGTTCCTTAGTAGATCTAACTACTTCGGTCCTAACATCAGCCTTAATATTTTTAGATAATAAAGACTTAAGTCTCTTTTGATGTCTACGGATGCCCCTACTTACATTAGTAGAGGTTTCCGCCTCGTATAACCTTGTATCAGCTAAGTGCTGTACAATCCTATCATATATTTGCGTATTAATAGCAGTTGGCATATTTTCCCTTGATACCATATAACATATGCATCAGGGATGCCCGTATTATACAGTGTTGTCGTTATCGTCGTCATTGCCCCTTGTATTAGGGCGCATGTTGTCTGTTTCAGAAATACTAGAGTCAATCTTAGTAGCCATATTATCTACTAAAGGGTCACTCTGAATCTCCGCTACACCGTCCTCATCATTGTACTCAGCTGGGAGCACATCATTGAACTTAGCAATAGAAATAAATGTAGAACGTGGAATAATACCTTGCTGGTACCACTCTGTAACTAATCTCATCCAGTCTGCGCCTACAGGAGTAGGATTAAAGTCAGCACTCAAGGTGAACTTAATATCTGTTGAAAGAACATCAATATTGTATTTCCACTTAAGCATTACTGTAATGATCTGTCTCATTGTCTCTGAGATACGGGTATTAAGCATACCTAATTGAGCAGTCTGAGCAGCATTACGGATTTCTAGACTTACGCCTGACTCACCTGAAGAACCCTCTGGCGAAAGCATACGGATGCCCATACGAGCCATTTCTTCAATGGTAGCTGCAATGGCTTTTTCCATATCCGCTAAAGCGCCTGTTGGAGTGTCCAATGCTCTAATGTCGTCTCCAGCACGGAGTTTAATCCATGAGCCAAGACCTGCCTCTACAATAGTTTCAAACTCTTCATCAGTCATATCTGACATGACTACTGGAGTGTATGTAGCTGCACCATAGAGCAAGTGATTACGTCGGCTAATCTTATTATACAAAGCAATCTCACGATCAATCAATGATTGTAGGATTGGTTCAACAGGGTCGATCTGACCATTCAATGGATAGGCAGGAATGAAGTTCATTCTCTCACCGTTCATCAAAGGTACTTCTGTACGTGTCTTTACCCATGCTGCATTAGCATTGTCTACTTGATACTTAGATGTAACGTTACCATTAATAACGCTTACAGACTCATTAGTGTCTCGTGTGTAAGTATCTACGACAAGCAGTCCTGACTCATCTAAATAATAGTGAGTAACAGTGTCTACATAGTCTGGGTGGAATTCATTTTTAGAATAGTCTTCCATGTAGTAACGGAAAAGTAAACTTGTTAATACTTGTTTGTTAGTATTACGGTCCTGACCTCTACGCCAGTTAATAATGTTCTCTGCTTGAATGAGCATTACATATGGGGACAAAGCCTTGGCCTCTTCCATAGTGAGAGCGTCTGGATTAGCTACTGTAGGGTAGTCTACTAGACACCAAGCTCTAGATGACTGTAG